GTTTATACTTAAGTTGCACGTGATCTTCGCTGGGGAGGAATAATGCACTGTTAATGTTTAGGAAGTCCGTTGAAAAATAGACTTTCCCGACACTCGGCTTTAATCCCATCGCTGCTGCAATCTTCTCCCAATAACCCTTCCCCTTCTCTGTTGCTCTCAAGAGTCCATCGTCACCATTGACGAGGACCCCTGCGTGAGTGAGGTCCAGACTTCGATTTAGGTCTAGTTCTCTCACCCACCTGAGTATTGTAGCGTTTGCTATACAGAGGATCGGAAATGATAAATTGGATCCCATGAGTTGTCCTGTAACTTGTGGTGCTTTCTCTTCCTCCTTGTTTTCTCCATCCCACTTTGGATTTTCTATCCAGTGTTCTGTGAGTGATTCCCTTCCTATTATTTGTTCCTCTTCTGTTAAGTTCCAAACTTTTCCGATTTCGGACCAAATAGTGTTAGTTACCCAGGAAAAGATGCCGTTGGTCGCGTCAGCGTAGTCTACAGACAAGTATTTCTCGAGCCCCCTTAATTTCCCTATTACTTCGGAAACTATGGTCTCATCGACTTCTTGTCCTGTTAATTTATAGACTTTGCTTTTGTGATTCACCAGCGTCTTCCACAGCTTTTTTTGTATTGCTGTGTTTATAAAGTATTTTCCTGGAGGTCCTTTCGTAATTACTCTCTTCTTCAAGGCCTCTGCTAGTGCGACTGGTACAGCTACGGGTTCCTCAACGACTGCTCGTTCAAGTATCTCTCGATACATTGCTTCGAACGTCGTTTGCAGATCCAAGTCTGTCACGGCCACTCTTTTACTCTTTCCTTTGCCGATCTCCATCTCATGTATTAGCTTGTCCTTAGTTTGGTACTTCTGGATGATGTTCTCTTTGAACAGCCATCCGAGGGTGCCGGCCTTCGTCTTGCTATTGTTGTAATTGGCGTTGGTGCTTGGAAAGAATGCCTTCATTCTGTCTTCAGTGGTGTAGTTTGTTTCTTCCAGTGTTTCTCTTGTTGTTCTTCGTAGTTCCTCCTCGATTGTCCTTCGGCTAAGTAGAGGTGTGACGCCATTTTCATTAATCTCACTAAAGTTCTGTAGCCATCTACTAATTGTAGGTGGTTCTATAGTTCTTGTGAGCTTAACGTATGTGTCATACTCTGCTTTTTCTAAGTCATCCTGGTCTGGTCTTACAAATCCTTTTTTGCATTGTAAAATTGCATAGAGGAAAGATTCTCGGAGTTTTCCACTGGTTGTTCTCAAGTAGTAATTGATCCATTTTAAGCCTTTTCCACCTATTAGTATATGTGGTGAATCTGGCTCCTCTCCGTCATGATGCCCTATGAGGGCGGAGGGGACGGCGGGCATTGTGGAGTTCGTATGGTATGCATAGAAACTGTTCAATTTAAATTTATAGAATTGAATCCAGTCTCCATCGAGCCTCTCAATGCACCTCAGGTGATGATCCTGAGTTCCTGCCGTTTTAAATCCTTTATCATCAAATCCAAATATTCTCATCATCTCAAGTATTGCTTCTAGGTTTTTGCCGACTATGACTCTCAGTGAGCCATTTGTCGTGGAGTTTTTAGCCTCTACCATGGGCTTAGGTAAATCCGTCATCGGTTCTAAGCGTGAAATAATATCAGCG